ATCTCCCCGGGCCGCTTACGCGGCCTCTTCTATCGTGTATCCGTTGTGGCCTACTCGGCGGAACATGCCACTGTAGTCGCCGCTGCTCTGGATTGTGATGGCGTCAGCGCCAGAGTCTGTTTGGCGTATCCATGCGCGACGCCACTCGACTTCCCAGCCAGCAGCATTTCCATACAGCGCCACTGTGCCCAATACGAATCCCTTTGGGCCGGGCTGTAGTTTGATGTCGTTAGTCATGTCCGTTCTCCCCGGGCCGCTTACGCGGCCTCCTTGATTTTCTTGACGCTGCAAAGCACTCGGCAGTGATAGCATTGGATGTTGTATCCGCCAGCCCAAATCACATCCAGCTTGACGTGGTGCCCATCGATGACCCACTCACCGCAAAAGTCTTCGCCGTAGATCACAACCAGATCGTCTGAGTCGAGGTCTGCGATTCCAGCCTTCTCGAATTTTTGCGCGATTCGCTTGTTGCGGTTTGCGTGAGTGCGCTTGGTTCGCTTGATCTCGCGCTCGACGTGATCATCGAAGCTCCAATTATTGTCTTCCTGAGTCTGCTGTGAAGCTATGCGATTCAGTTCCGAGTAGAACCGATTGTAGTTTGAGCCACTGATTGGGAACTCTTCGCGCAGCTTTGCGTAAACCTTTCTGTACCACTCGCGGTTCGCTTTCACGTCTTCTGGAATGCCAGCGATGCTCTTGGCATCTGCTTCGGCAAAGGCTGCGGTAAGTTTTTTAAGTAAGGTCATCCATCTTCTCCGTTGTTGATGGCGACAATTATACGCACTTTTGTAGTAGAGACAACTAAAAGTTGTCGATTCAGGGAAAATAATTCAGGCAAAAAAAAGCCCCTCAGAAGGGGCCTTGGAGCCTTTCGATCTCGGCGTCTATGTAGAACTTTATCTTCTTGGCGTCCCGTAGCTGGTCGCTGTGGGATGACTCCCCGTAGCGATAGCAGCTCCTAAATATCTCACCGATCTGGGCGTTCATGTTCTTGAAGCTGATCAGGTGCTGTAGCTCGTCGGCGCCACCCGGGAGCTGGTAGTAGCTGGCGGTTGAGCCGTCGGAGCGGCTTGGGTCATCAACGGTCTTCATTGCTGGCCTCCTTCTGTGTCTTGCCGATCTGGGACTGGTAGGCGAACGTCTTCACCACCTGATCCCGGGACAGCGTGCCAGCCTCACGCCGGTAGTGACTGGTGTCGGCAACGGTTATGGTGCCGCCTTGCTCTAGGTACTTCGCCAACGCCTCTGCGCTTGCACGCCTCTGCGCCTCCTTGTCCGGGTTGATTGACGGCCTCAATGGACTACCTCCTCGCTCTCGAGCACCTCCACGCTGGCGCGGCAGCAGATTGACCAATACTCGTATGTGCGGCGCTCGACGTATTGGTCGCCATACGGCTCCATGTCGATAGAGATCTCTTCGATCACGTCGCACAGATTGCTGCACTTGTCGCACAGGAAATCAGTCACGGTCATGGCAGACACCTCCCAGTTGCAGGTAGTCGGTGTGCGTGCCCTCGATGACTCGCTCGCAGTAGGCCGCCTCAGAGGCCTTGGCGTCCTCAAAATCTGCGGTGCCTGCGGTGCCAAGACCCGCAATTGCCAGCGTTGTCAGCGCCAGTGCCGATAGTGTCTTCATGCCTGCTCCTCCATGTAGCCCGCCCATCGCTCTCGGAACAGCCCCCTGACCTTGATGACAGAGGAGGGCGAGATGCCCAGCGCGTTGGCGATCTGCTGCGGCGAGTGGCCCTTGCGGCTCCCGGACACGATGCCCTCGACGATCCGTGGATCTTGGTCGAGCCGTATGCGCGTGCTCGCGCCTTTGGCCCTTGGCCCGGTGAACATGCGGCCAAGTCGGCCATCCATCACCACCCTAGTCGCTTCAAAGAATCTTTCACTCAATAGTAGTCTCCACATCGATGAGTTGTAATTCGGTGCAGCGGTGTGGATCGATTGGAGCCTTGTGATAACGGGAGGCTGCCCTCTCTCATCGATCCTGTTTCACGTGTAGTCATGTGTAACCAGCTCAAACTGAGGCCGCTGCCCCCCTGTCGGAGATGCCTCCCTTCCTTCACTGACTGAAGGCCTGCACCAATCGATGCTGGCGCTCGATTAAATCCCTTAAGTCTCTCGACTCCATGGTCTTGAAAATGTTCCCGGTGTCCTGATCTGCAACGCTGAGAACAAAGTCTTCGCTGCCGTCGGCGTGCTCTGCTACCGGCGTGATTTTTATCAAGACGCCGATTACCGGAATGGTCACCTCGGTGACGTGATCGAAGCGTATTTCAGATTGCATACTTCCATGCTGCATCGTTACTCCCTAATTTTTTTTCAAAATTGCTGACAAAATAGCACACGATATTTGACCAGACAACACTAAGTTGTCTTTTTATTTATGGTCGAGGATGTTTTGGCACCACCAAAAAAGGTCGGACTCGTTCATATCGTGCTTCATTAAATTTACACGGAGGCAGACGAGCTGCACGTTCCGAGGACTAAAAAGGTATCCCCTGTCCTGATCGATGCGATCCAGCGACACATTCAAGTCCTTGCCCTTGCGGCCCTTACCGTCCTTGGCGGCCTGCATCAGGACACCGCTAAGGGCACAGCGCCCGTTCTGCTCGTTCCAGATCTGCATGACCTTATCGATGTCGATCTCGAAGTCTAGGCCGCGCCTCTTGGCACCGTACTTGGCCTTTGCAATTGTGTTCCGCAGGTAGTCCCGGGGGCTGTTGTGCTGCGTGCGAAACTCGGCGTCCTTCCTGCACCTGCGGCATGTGTTTTCGATGGAGCCGTCAAGGCGCTTGTAGTAAAGCGCCTCACCCTTGTCCTCCCCACAGACAGAGCATTTTTTTGTGTTCATGGCCTGCAACTATACGCCTAAAACGGGGCGTCATCGTCCCAGTTGGCCGGGTCGAGCGGGTCTAGCTCCTCGGCGGCCTCGATCATCACGTTGCTGTCGATTTTGTGGTGCGCGTTGAATGCCTTGAGCGCCAGCTCTGGGATCACGAACTGCACAAAGCGCACCTGCCGGTGACCTACCCGGGAGCGTTTCTCTCCCGCGATCAGGCCATCGATCTCATGCAACCGCTTCCAGAACTGCGACTCCTTGCGTGCGTTCTCAAATCGACCCTTAACGCTCGAAACGTAGCACTGGTAGATTCCGTTCTTTGGCTCGAACTTGGCGAACTCAAAGACCTCGCCGTTGGTTTTCTGCTCCCGGAACTCGCCCGAGCCGATGCAGTCCATGATCCACTGGTCTACCGTGTCCAGCGAGTGCAGCTTCTGCTCATCGAGCGCGGCAGTCCGTGGTGCCTGACGGACATCGACGGTGTTGAGGTCGAAGTGCTTGAAGAAGTGCAGCAGGTGCTCGGCACCGCCCCGGTCATACCAGCGCCTCAGTGCGCCAAAGTATTTTGCGTCCTGCTGCTTCACGTTCGACACGTCGAAGATGGCAAAGCGGCGCTCGTCAAGCGATGCAGGCACCACCCACTCCTCGTTGGAGCTGAACAGCAGCCGCGTGTAGTTCGCGGAGCTGTAGCTGTCCATGCCCTTGCGCTCGACGGTGATCCGGCCATTGGTCAGAAGATCCTTGAGCGCACCCTCGGCTGCCTTGTTTCTGGCCCAGTAGGCCTCGTCGCATTGCAGCAGCAGGGTATCCTCAAGGTGTCTGTTGAACTTCCCGGTGACGTGCTCGGCCTTGGACACAATGCGGTGGTGCGCCTTGCACAATCCACCGACCAGCTCGCCAAAGAATGTCTTCCCGCTGCCCTTAGAGCCTCGGAGCACCAGACCCACACCGACCTTTGACTGCGGCTTCTGAATCATCTGCGCCACCCAGCCCAGTATGTATCGTGCGTGCTCCTCGTTACCGGATGCGATCACGTTGGTCACGAAGTCGGTGAAGGGCTGCACCTCTCCCTCAACGGCCTTGTGGCTCCAACCCCGCCATAGGTTGTAGCGCTGCAACACCTCGGAGTCGGGGGCGAAGCATATACCTGCGGCATATGTGCGCCGATCAGGGTGCTCAAGCCAAAGGTCTACGAGGTTCACCATGCGCGGCTTGTCGCTGCCCGGGTCTAACACCTTGCGGTTTGCGAACTCTTTCTTCAGGTCTTCGATCTTATAAAGGATGATCTGCTCGGAGTTCAGCTCCTCCCGCAGAACCCGCGCCGAGCCTTCGACCTGAACGAAAGCCCACCGCTCCAGCATTGTGGGCAGTTCGTCAGCGACCAGCTCGACGCTCTCGGACTTTTTTGCCTCGAACTTCAGCGAGGCCATCGTGACCTGCGCCCCTGTGTAGTCACCGAAGGACAGCCAACGCTTGGCGCACTCACCCTCCTGATACTTTGAGCCGCCTGCCGACCAATCGTCCCAGAGCTGTAAGCCCTCCGGCTCGCCACCAAACTGGTGGTGCAGGGCCATCCCGACCCTGACCCAGTTGTCGTGGTGATCATCGGGGTCGAGGTCGCGCAGGATTTCTGCGATCTCCTCGGCGTCCATGTCCAGCGCGGCCTTGAGGTTCATCAGCGCGTCGGCCTCCTCGGCCTTCTGCTTGCTCCCGGGGCGCACCTCCTCCCAGCCCAGATCCCGGGCGACCTCCTCAAAGTAGGCGATGAAGGCCATCGCCAGCTCCTGCGTCAGCTCCGGCAAATCATCATAAAAAACATCCGCAAGCGTAGGGCCGCTGACCCACTCGTAGGGCTTAATCGTCTTAGGGTGGATGCCGTAGGCGACCCACTGCTGCCCGTGTCCCAGAATCTCCACCGCCTGCGTCACACCGTCCGGCGTCTTGAACTCGCAGGACTTCATCTTCTTGAACCGCTCGACGTTCTGGAACGGAACAACGCACTTAGGGTTCTCGCCAATGCGTATGGCACCCAGACCGACGTTGTTCTTCAGCCAGTGCAGCAGCTTGTTGTTCACTGCCTTGTCCCGGCAGTCGATATCAACCGCGCAGGTCGTTGAGGCCAGAACGCCTATGCCGAACTGCGGCATCTCATCGATCCAGCTCGTGACCAGCTCCGGTGTGCTTTGAATCTTCTGCCAATCGTTACCGGGCGGTCTCTTCTTACCCGGGAGGATTGGAATAATGTTGTAGCCCCGCTCAACAAGCCGGTGCCCAAATTGATCTAACATCTACTTCCCCTGATCAATCGAATTTGTGCGCCATATCCTCAGCCCACTCAGATATGCGACGGCAAATCTCAACCACCCAATAATTTAGCCGGTCGATCAGCTCACCTAGCCCTTGGAAGAACCACCAGACGAAAAGAAAAAATTTGCTTCTCATTTTTTACCTAATAAATTTGTTGTTTCTTTGAGGAGTTTTGGACACAGATCGAACCAAGTTATCTTCCGCTCGGTGCAAAGCTCCAACTGCACTGCGCGAGACGCAGGCACCTCACCCTTCGCCCGCCACGCGGCCACGTTCTGCTTCTCAAGATCGAGCAGCAGCGCGAGCTGCCTATCAGACTGAAGGCCAAGAATTTTCTTCACCTGATCGAGTGCGTCGTTGACCGACTTGTTGGTTTTGTTTTTCATTTTCATCCTTCTGAAAAATTTTCGACAAATTTGTTTGCGTTAGTAAGTTGTCTACATCATGATACAACTTAATGTTGTACGTCAAAGAAAAAAGTATCCATGCAGCAATTTGAAATTGATCTCGGCCCCGCGCACGCGAAGCTCAGTGCCAGCTCTGCACACCGATGGATCGCCTGCCCAGCCAGCGTCAAGGCGCAAGAAGGTCTGCCTGACGAGAGCAGTCCAGCCGCAGAGGAGGGGACGGCGCTGCACGAGCTGTCAGAGACATGCCTGCGGAAAGGTCTGGAACCTCACGACCTTATCGGTGAGTCATTCAACGCATTTGAGATTGGGTTGGAGTACGCGAACTTGGCCAAGGTCTACGTCGATCACTGCCGCACCCTTCCCCAGAGCCACACCCACGTCGAGCGCCGATTGGATTACAGCATGTGGGCCGATGGCGGATTCGGAACCGCCGACTACCTGTCGATCAAAGAGGGCGAAGCGTGGGTTGTTGATGCCAAGTTTGGCCGCAACCAAGTGAACGCGGACTGCGACCAGCTCAAGTGCTACGCCCTCGGCGTCTTCAACGAGTTCGGCTTCGACGCACAGATCGACACCGTTCACATGACGATTGTCCAGCCCCGGCTGCTTCACATCGAGACACACACCATGCGTCACCGCGATCTTCTGAAGTGGGGAGCTGAAGTGCTGGCACCGGCAGCCGAGGCCGCGCTGGGCAGCAAGCCTCCCTTTAATCCCGGCGAGTCGCAGTGCCGCTACTGCAAAGCGGCCCCGACCTGCCGGGCGCTGTCGCAACACATATTCGACAAGATCGGGGAGGAGTTCGATTGAGAGATCCAGAGGTTTTGAGCAACGAGGAGATCGCAGCACTGCTGCCACACCTCGCCACCATTAAGAGCTGGTGCGACTCCGTCGCAAGGCACGCAGAGAAGCTGGCGCAGTCTGGTGTACCCATCGAGGGCTACAAATTAGTGACCAGCCGCACTAACCGCAAGTGGGCAGATGAGCAGGAGGCCATCCGCGTGATGGGGATGCTGACCAACGAGCCTGTCTACTCGCGCAAACCGATTTCTCCCAGCAAGGCAATCACCATGCTGGGGAAAGAATGCGATGACGTTAACGCGCTCATCGTGAAACCCGAGGGCAGACCAACTTTGGTGCCGGTATCTGATCGGAGACCAGCACTCGAAACAACGGATGGCTTCGACGCAATAGACGATTAAGGAAAAAACTATGTCTACGGTAAAGATAGAAAACGCACGTTTGAGTTTCCCAAGCCTCTTCACGCCATCGGCGTTTGAGGGTTCCGACAATTTGAAGTACAGCGGCACGTTCATTCTCGACAAGGATGCAGACGCCGACCAGATCAAGAACCTGCGGAAGATAGTCAGTGACTTGGCGAAAGAAAAGTGGGGGGAGAAGCAGCCAAAAAAACTATTTCTCTCGCTGCAAGACGGCGACGAGACCGACCGCGCTGAGTACGAAAACAAATACATCGTGAAGGCCAACAACCGCAAGCGGGTGCCGATCATCGACAAGGATCTGTCGGCGCTGGTCGAGGAAGATGGACGCCCACAGGGCGGTGACTATGTGAACGCCAAGGTGCGGTTTTACGCATGGTCATCTGGAGCTGCGTTCTCCGGCGTGCTTTGCAGCCTAGAGGCTGTGCAGTTTGCGCGGGAAGGCGAGCGGTTCGGTGGCGGCGGCAATGCGTTAGAAGGCTTCGATGACATCAGCAGCGAGACCGCAGCCGACGTAGAAGAAGAGGCGGAGGAGTTTCTGGCTTGATCGTCAGCATCGACTTCGAGACTTACTCGGAGTGCGACATCCGGGCCGCGGGTGCGTGGGCGTATGCCGACCACCCCAGCACCGAGGTGCTGTGCCTAGCATGGGCGGTGAACGATGAGCCGCCCGAGCTTTGGACTCCCGGGATGCCAGCGCCGACTGAGCTGTTCGGCTTGATCGAGCGCGGCGCACAGGTGTGGGCGTGGAACAGCTTCTTTGAGCTGGCGATCTGGCAGCGTGTCCTGATGTGGCCCAGCATCCCAATCGCGCAGTGGAACGACACCGCCGCGCTGGCCGCAGCGCAGGCATACCCACGCGCCCTTGGAAAGTGTGGCGAGTTCATGGGAATGGGCGATGAATAACCTTAAAGATAAACGCGGCAAGTATCTAATCCAACGCCTTTGCAAACCGTACCGGGGTAAGCGAGTCCACGATCAGGAGCTGCTGCGCGAGTTGTATGATTACTGCCTGCAAGATGTTGTCGCTGAGAGAGCGATTCGGAAAGAGCTTCGGCCACTGCACCCCAGCGAGCGATTGGTTTGGGAGGCAGACCAGCGAATGAACCTGCGCGGTGTGAAGCTGGACGGTGCAAACTGCGAGCACGCCATCGAGATCATTAAGAAGGTGGAGGCCGAGCTGAACCAAGAGGTGTTTGAGCTGACGGACGGGGAGCTGGCCTCAACGTCCTCAAGGGCCAAGTCCCTTGATTGGATCAACCGTCAGGGTCTGGCGATGGAGTCCTATGACAAGGCCGCAGTGACCTGTGCGCTTGAAGGTGTATGCCCTCCGAAGGTGTACCGCTTCCTTCAGATACGTCAGGCTCTGTCAAAGTCGAGCACCAAGAAGTTCCAAGCGATGCTGGCCTGCTTGGGCCGCGATGGCCGCGCCCATGGCACCGGCATGTATCACGGTGCAGCCACCGGGCGCTGGTCTGGCCGACACTTCCAGCCCCAGAACCTCCCGCGCCCCATCGTCGATGACGTTGATCCCATCATCGATGCACTGCGGTTCCGCTGCCCGGATCAGCTCCCGGGAGAGCCGATGGCTTTGCTGGCCTCGTGCCTGCGCGGGATGCTAATCGCAAGCAAGGGCCGCAGGCTGATTGTCTCCGACTACTCGGCCATCGAGGCCCGGGTGCTGGCGTGGCTGGCCGGTCATGAGACCGTGTTGCAGTCATTCCGCGAGGGGCTGGATCTATACAAGGTTACTGCCTCGGACATGTACGGGATTCCGTACGGCAACGTCGATAAGGATCAAAGATTTCTTTCCAAGATCGCAACGCTGGCGCTGGGGTATCAGGGCGGCGTGAAAGCCTTTCAGAAGATGGCGGTTAATTACGGAACCGACGTTGATGAGGCCACGGCGCTCAAGATCCGCGACGATTGGCGAGCAGCCAACAGGCCCATCGTCAAGCTGTGGCACGAGGTCGAGCGTGCAGCCTACAACGCCATCCAGAACGGCAGGCGTGAAGAAACCCGGGCAGGCGACTTCATGATGGTTAGCGGTGACCTGCTGTTCAAGCTGCCATCTGGCAGGTGCCTGTCGTTCCCTCGGGCGGCGCTGATCAACAGCAAGATCACATACCAAGGGATGAACAACTTCACCCACAAGTGGGGAACCATCGACACCTACGGCGGTTCACTGGTGCAGTCGATAACGCAGGCAGTGGCCCGGGATCTACTGGCGCACGCCCTGCTGAAGCTCGACGCCGCAGGCTATGACCCCATCATGACAGTTCATGACGAGATCGTTGCCGACACCAAGATCGGCCACGGCTCACTGGATGAGTTCAACACATTAATGTGCGAGCTGCCTGAGTGGGCCAGTGGTCTGCCGGTGGATGTCGAGGGCTACGAGGCCGACAGGTATCGCAAGTGAGGGAATCCCACATCGAGGGAACAGTCAACCGCTACGCCCGGGGCAGGGGCTGGCTGGCCTTCAAGTGGGTCTCAACCTCGCAGCGCGGCGTGCCCGACATGATTTATTTCAAAGACGGTGAGTGCCTGATGATTGAGTTCAAGGCACCCGGCAAGTCCGCAACGGCATACCAGAGCGCAATCCACAGGCGACTCAAGGAGCACGGTTTCCACGTCTACGTCGTTGACAACATCGAACAGGGGAAACTCCTATTCTAAAGCACACAGACCTTCACCAGTACCAGCTCCGAGCGGCGCAGTTCATCAAAGACAATAGCCACTCGGCGCTGTGGGTAGACATGGGACTCGGCAAGACCGTCAGCACACTCACGGCGCTGGTCGATCTATTGGTCACAAAGGACATCAAGAAGGTGCTGATCATCGCACCTCTGCGGGTGGCGCAGCACACATGGCCTGCCGAAATAAAAAACTGGCAGCACCTACGGGCGCTGCGCTTTTCAGTCATAGCGGGACTCAGCCCCGCCAAGCGCGAGGAGGCGATGCACTCCTCGGCACCTATTCACATAATCAACAGGGAGAACCTACCTTGGCTCGCAGAAGTTTTAGGGCGCAATTGGCATTACG